ATATAGATTTATTTTCCTCTTACTTTCGTCGGTTGGTGGAAATGCAAAAACCCCGATGCGTCAACATCGGGGTTTTGTTTTGGAATTAAAAAACCCACTCATTCGAGTGGGTTCAAGCTAATTTATGATGGTAGCAATGTGATTTCTTTACCATCCCTGTCGTTTGGACATTCGGAATCGTTTTTCAATCTTTGCATCCACCATTGCCTCATTTTGTTTCTGATACTCTTTTAAGATAACTGTTAACTCCTTACCATCCCATTCAGAGGTAGCATCCACTTTTTCTGATGTTTTATTGATAATGGTAACAGTAGGTTGAGACTTCTCAGTTCTTCCAGAATTAATCGCATCAAATTGTCTATGCTCTCTAACTGTTGCAATTGCATCCGTTTGATTGTTTGATACATAGCCACCGTTAGCATACCCATTTGGATTACTTTGCCTCATGTTCTCAACAACACTTACTCCTCCCCAGCGTTTGATATCTTCTTGAGACCAAACAACCTCACCTTTATGCACAATGCCAGCTGGAGTATGTTTAAGGCCGTTTCCTGTATAACCACCGTCTGAGAAACCAGCGATAGTTTGTGCTGCAATTAGGCCAACACTTGCATACCCCATTCCACGAACTAAAGTAGATGCTGGAATACCTAGAACAGGGCCAAGCTCTAAGGCTTTTGTTGCTGCTAGCTCAGTACTTATTATCGCCTGACCAATTGCAATCGCCTGCTGCATTAAGAACATGGCTTTATATGCAGAACTTTGCTCACCAGCCGAGCTTTTAACCATCTCGGTCATACTGCCCCAAACGGTTGAAGCCTGTGACAATAGAGAACCATACAATTCAAGCTGAGTTTGATGCTGTGATTGCTGCAAATCTTGATATTTCTGTGCATATTCCTCTTGGATCTTGAATTTGTTCTCTTCATGGATCCTAACAGCATCTTCAATTCGCTTATTGTATTCAAGCTGATCAATTTCTTTCTGCTTGAGCTTCATTTTAGCTTCGTCACCCTTATTAATAAGAGTGGCGTCGTTTTCAGAAAGAGCATTTCTTTCTCCAAATTGTAAAGAAAGTCCAGCTCTTTGCCATATTGGTGCTGCTAAAATGTCTCGCTCCTGTTTTAGCTCCTGCAATGCCTTTAAATTGGCTTGATCATATGCTGCTTGGCGTGCTGCCTTTGTGAGGTTGATTAATTCCAACTCATCCTGATATTGCTGTTCTAGCAATTCAACAGCTTGCTTCTGCTCAGACTTACTTAATTCAATGTCATGAGCTGCATTGAACTTTTTACGGTTAAAGCTCTCCTCAAGTAACTGCTCCTCGGTTTTCTGGAACTCCTTATAGTCTTCCAGTTTGCTTCTAATTGCTTGTTTGGCAATAGCCACATCATTATCAGCACGGCGCTGTAATTCTGCCTTAATTTCAGCTTTGCGCTCTGGGGTAAAGTTGGCTTTATCAACATCTTCCAACTTCTTAGCAAGATCATTTCTAATCTTGGTCACTTCATCAGCTACATCGTTTTCCAGTTGAAGACGTATTTTTGCCTGTTCTTTAGCTAAGTTCGTTGTGTCTTGAAGAAGTTTGTCAAAGTCTTTGGAAGAGATATCACCAGCACTGTATCCATTAGCACCAGCCACATAGCCCATAAAGTCTTTCCAGTATTGATTATTATTTTTACCAATACCTTTACCCTTTTGGACATTGCCTTCACCAGCGTGATAAGCACGTACAGCTTTTTCTAAATCTCCTTTGAAAAGTTTTAAAAGGTAAGACATGTACTTGCCGGCACCTTCAGCAGACTGAGCTAAGTCATAACGATCTTTTACACCATATTGTTTGGCAGTACCTTCAAGGAATTGGAATCCACCTGTTGCGCCAGTAGATTTGTTGTAAGCTCTAGCATTACCACGTGACTCAATCATATGGATTGCAGACAAGGTGCCTGCTGGTAAGTTGTACTTAGATTCAATGTCAGAAAAGTTGTACTTCGCTGCATTAGCTTGAACCTTTGCATTAATGCTGAGTACTTTTTGCTGTTTTTCGAGCTCACTTGTGTGTTTGCGCTCGGCAGCTGTTAGCTCATCCTTTTTGTCTTTAAGTACATCAAGGGCCTTTTGAGCTTGTGCAACTAAATCCATCTCCTCTTTAGTGACAATTGCAGTAGTGCCAGGAGGAGCAACAGCCTGTTTAGCTTTTTGCAGCTCAATGATCTTCTTAACAGTTTCTTCACTGTAGCCAAGATTTAATAAGGCCAACTCTTCATTAGAGTTAAGAACTTCAGTACGGAGACTATCAAAATACCCTTTCTGTGCTTTTGCAGCTTTATCTGCTGCATTCGCATTGCTATTTAACTCATCAGTATTTCCCTTTACTTGAACAGCAGCATTTTGTGCTTGGTTGCCAGCAAGCTGTACATTAACAGTAAATAATTTCAGTTTCTCCGCAGATAAATTCGCTTTTGACGAGTTCTCATCATACTGCGCGGCTTGCTTTTTAAGGTTTTCATATAGATCTGTAGGTAACTTAATTTTATTTAAGCGCTCAATGGCTTCTGTATAGCTGATAGTTCCTTTACGAGCCTCTTGAGAAATTTTTTCAACTTCCCAATTGCCACGAGCATAGTTTTCGATATCAATTAATGCAGATGCAACAGAACGTGACGATTTCTCTAATGCTTCATTTTGGGCATTGAATGCTGCCGTTAGATCATCAACTGCCTTTGTTTTATCATTGCCAGCTAATTTCTTTAATGCTTCGTCTGTCTTTTCCGCAACTCGAGCCTGTTCTTCAAGTTTTTTATTAGCTTCCGCTGTGTTGTCACGCATCAAAAGATATCCAGCAGCCAGACTTGCAACTGTAATACCAATACCAACTGGACCACCAAGTAAACCTAAAAGGCGTGAACCAATTCCTACAGTAGCAGCGCCCGCAGCAGCTGATCTCGATTGAGCTACTGCCAGAGCCTCCTCAGCTACAGCCAATTCTCTTGTGACTTGAGCCTCAATCTTCTTAAGCTCAGCCATACGAGTTAATGTCGCTGTTCTGCCTTTTTCAGTAATTTGAGATTTAAGGCGCTGTACTTCTAGAGCTTTCTCAGCCGCAATAGCCGCTAAAGTTGCTTGAGTATTTGCAACAGCGGCTTGAGTGCTAATTACTTGTTGAGCAGCAGCAGCGCGCTCGGCCTGAATTGCAGCATACTGCGTTACGGTTTGAACCGCTAATTCCTTCGTTTTTGCAGCTACAGCAACACCAGAGGCATAAATTGCAGGAATGTAGGTTCCAAGCCAATAAGCACCACCAACCATCATTGCAGATGTTAAAACATCTAAGTTACCAGCAAGCGTTTTAATAGAACCTGACAATACTTCTGCTGCGCCAGATCCCTTTCCAGACTCGCCAACAAACTTAGTAATTTCATTGTTAAGCAGCGTTAGCGATTGGCTAATAGTGATGTCTGTTTTAGCAAATAAGGCATCTACATCTGCTTGAACATTCTTTAAGGCCTTAACGATTTCTTGGGAAGTAATTTTCCCTTCCGCTGCTACTGTGCGTAACTCTCCAACAGTTATACCCATACCTTGAGCAATTGCTTTTGCTAATGCTGGGGTTTGCTCCATTACAGAGTTAAGCTCTTCACCGCGCAATGTTCCACTTGCTAATGCCTGCCCAAACTGAACTAAAGCTGCATCTGCTGCTGCTGCACTTGCACCACTTATTGCTACAGCTTTTGATACTGTTTCAGTTAAACGTGCTGTGTCATCCATTGTGAGGTTTAAAGTTTTGGCATTATCACTAAAACGCTGGTAGACCTGTAGAACAGAATCCCATGCTGAATAGGTTTTTTGAGCAATTCGGAAGGTATCTTCTGTTGCCTTGTTTAACTCAACTTGGTTGTTAGTTACTAATTTGAGACGGTTTTGAAGACTAGTGTAAGTGTCCATCTTAGAAATGGCGGCACTTACAGTCACCAATCCAGCCATATATCCAGCAAGTTGACGTGTCGCAACAGATAACGCATCCATTGATTTACTTGCAAAGTCGCCTTTGCGCTCAATGCTATCCAACTCATTGCCTAGATTGCGCGCATTTCGTTCTGCATTTTTAGCATCAATTACAATGACCAAACGGGATTCTTGTGCCATCTTACTTTCCTCTAGGCAATAAAAAACCCGCTTTCGCGGGTTAATTGTTTAATTTGAATTAATTTCTCAGTGCTTTCTCACAATATGGCGATGCATTTTGTAAGTTTTGATCTGGGCTGTACTGGTAACTACCTCCACCATAGTAGTTAACTTTTAACTCAAGTTTAGAGTCAGTTTTACTTTTAATCGTTTGCTTTAACCCTGATTGAACAATAATTTCATTACCATTTACTTTTAGCTTTTCAATAGAATCTTTACCATTCCAACTGGAACACATTAGACCAGTGCCATCTTTATTGAATGAGTAAGTCACAGCGTATGGGCCATTATTGCCCGTCCAAAAGCCATTGAGATCCGTTGATGTTGGTATTACAGACATGTATTGATTATTCATCATATCTGTTGTGGCTGCACAGCCTCCCAAACCTAGAACCAAACTCAATAAAACAACCTTCTTCATCTCCACCACCTCAAATAATCTTTTGAGTTTTCAAGTCTTGCAATAACTCACCAATATTAGTTGATATTGCCGAACGAACAGCTTCGGAGTCTGTACCGCCCATTGCCTTAGGTGAAGCCTTGTGAGTCTTAATTATTTTCTTATAAATAACTTGATCATTTTTAGTTACTGTATATTCCACATCTAAATAGAAATCTACTTCAACAAATCCAATCCAGTCATACAGAAATTGCTTTATGTCCCCATTTATTGTTATTTCCGCATTGTCATTTGGGTTAAACCCAGCTGCTATTAATTCTTTTGTTAAGGAAGAATTTAACAGTGCATCAGCATTATCAGACATATACATTGTTCCAATCGCAGCAGATGGCTTTTGAAATTCATTTTTTTTAACTAAACCTTGTTGAGCAGGTGTGTATTGGAATCGCCCAACTGCAATCTCTCCTTGCCCGCGGATCGAAGGAGAAGCTATATAGTTAATAGGCATGGTAGTTGAGCACCCTACCAAGCCGAATCCAAGAAATCCCGCCATTAAAACCTTTTTCATAATGTAATCCATTTGTTATTAATCTCACACAATTTAACAAATGGATAAAATAATGTCATCATGAAATTAAAAAGGCAGTTTGACCACTAGTCCGTGTGGTCAAGCCAGAATACATTCTCAAAATTTTCACACACACCTGCTTTTTTGAGTTCTTTATATATAAGTAAGGCTGTATCAACCTTGACAGAATGTCCTTGCTCAGCTCTTGTCACATAGTTTGATAGAACTCTGCTACCACTAACAAAACCACACCGCTTTGATAGCTCATAAACCGTTAAGCCTGCTTTTTCACGCAAACAAGCAACATTATTCTTTACTTCCATTGCTGCACCACAAGTTAAATTTTAGAATATTGTAGCACAATAAAAGATAATTACTATTTTTTGTGTTAGCACAACAAAAAGAATTGACACAATAAAAGATATTAAATAAGATGACTTCATCAAGGCTAAAAGCCATGAAAAAGAAAACCCCTTGCAGACGTCGAAATCAGGCAAGGGGTTTATGTCTAAACCAATGGAGATTTAAGACATGTCTAATATAGCACAAATCAACGATACCAAAATATCAATTGTTAACTTCAAATCTGTTCCAGTTGTTACTACAGCAATGCTTGCTGATTTCTATGGAACCGATACAGACAACATCAAACAAAACTATTCTCGAAATAAAGAGCGGTTTGTAGAAGGTAAACACTTCTTCAAAATTATTGGTGAAGAATTGAAAAAATTTGTAGGTGACTTAAAGTCACTTGCAAATTTCCCTGCAATTTCAAATAAAACTCGTTCCCTTATCTTATGGACAGAACGTGGTGCCGCTCGCCATGCGAAGATGCTCGACACCGACCAAGCATGGGAAGTTTTTGAGCAACTTGAGGATTGCTATTTTGTCCGTAAAGAGATTTTAGCCAAAACCCACAAATCAGAACGTGAACCCCTAACCAATGCTGTAAATCTTCTTGTAGCTAAAACTAAGCATTTGAATTACAGCGATGCTTATAAGCTAGTTCACCAACGTTTCAATGTTCAACATATTGATGAAATTCCATACGATGCAATACCTGTGGCTGTGGAGTATGTTCACCACTTAATTGCTATGTACAGCAATGCAGAGAAATACAAGGATACTGAACCTCATATTCATACAGTATTGCGCGATAAGAATGTTCAGTTCTTAATGTGGTATGTTCCAATACTTGCTAAGTTCATCAAAAATGAGATTTCCCCTGCATTAATAGCTATCCAAAGTAGTTATGCGGGACGCTTATTTTCTTTAGCTCAAGAATCAGTCACCCATGCTAACGTTTTAAATCGTAAAGCACTTGGATATGGCATCACTCGTTTGGAACACGTTGATTATCAACCTGTTCATACAATCGAATGGTATCTTTCTAAATAATTGAGGCTTAGAGGCATTGTGATTTCAACAATGCCTCTATTTAACAACTGGTTAATAAAGGCGCAATAAAAAACCGCTATCTCTAGCGGTTGTTTGGGTGTTGCTTACTATTTTTGAGTAGACGGCTTAGATGTCTGCTCACCATTAGAAGCAGGCACTTTGCGAAGCACTAGGATTACTAAAATAGCTGCTAAGGTTGAGAAAGCAGCCGTTGCAACCCAAGGATAACCAGCATATAGCGCATATACTGCTACACATAGAATCCCTATTCCTATCAACACTCCAAATATTAAACCAAGAAGGAATAATTGAGAGTTATGTTTTTGATTCTCAATGTTTGCAGTGTTGATGCGCTTATTTTCTGCCATTTGATGGCGAGCCACTTCATGACTCATAGTCTGTTCATTCTCAACAATCTGCATTAAACGACTAGCTAGACCAGGTTGGATTTCTTCAAATGCCTTAACCAAATCAGGAGGCGGGTATGGTGAGTAGCTTTCCGCCTCTTCCACAGCAACTGATACATCATTGCCATTTTTTGTTGCGATGCCACGTTTAGTTCGACGATGTTGAGACATTAATTAGGTATTTATAATGAGTTAAGTTCAGGTTGTTTACTGCGCAAGTCACATGCGATTCTGTTGGTAGCTTTTGTCATGTTTTTACCGACTGCTTCCCAATGTTTTGCTGCATTACCAATTGGTCGCGGATCTTCCATTTTTGCAGGCTCAACAGCATGTACTGGGACACGAGGTGCTAATACAAAAGCTGCTAGCAGACCTTCTGTAAAGTACTTCATACCTTTGTTCATTTTTTATCGCCCTTATATTTAATGGGTGTCATAAAACATACAATTTTTATGACAGAAAAACCCTCTTATCATTTGATAACAGGGTCTCTATAGGAACAAGGGTACGCACTAATGACATTTCTGTCAATAAGGAATCTTTACTGGAATGTCAAGGGCATAGGCGTATTATGTAACATCAAGTGCGCTATATCACGTCGCATAGTCTAGATTATGCACCAAAGTTAGTACTTAAGTTTTCGTCGTTCGTTGCGTCGCCTTTTTATGCGCCTCATCCAAGAACATATCGTCGAGTGTGAAGATACAGTCGTTAAAGATGTATCGCTCAACCGGTAAATCATATTGCTCAACATAAGCATTAATTGCTGAGATATCTAACGCCAGAGGAACACCTTGTTCATAGCGTCTAGATCGTGCAATGGTGTTATATGCAGTCAGAATGGCATTAGCTACATACGAATAGTCAGGAGCATCAGGAAGCTTTACGCCGAGTGCTTCTCTTTGCTTTTTTTCGTGGTCCGTGAGACCCGCGTATTTGTTGGCGTAGGTGTAGAGGGTTGTGACTTTCCCACAACATCATCTCGATATTGGTTAGCTTCTGATTGAATCTTTTCTGATTCAGTTCGAATAAAGGACCAGAGAGAAACCCCTAAATCGCCCATGTTAAGCAATTTCGTAGCGTTCTCTGCATTGTATGCAGGTTCGGACTTTAACTGTTCGCCATTAGGACCTTCTTCGACAAATACAACACCCTTCCAGTCTTCAATTAAATGGCATGCAACTGCTTCCAATAGTAATTCATGAAAGAGTTTGTCATCGGGTGAGGCTTTAGCTACATCAAATCCTTTAGCTGTGATTTGGTTATTCGCACGTTCTAAAGCTACTTGATAAGGCTTATATCCAATGCCTCGGATCTTGAACTCAGCAAGTACATTACCTTCTTCATCTTTATATTCGCGCCACAAACTAACGTCTTTATTTCTTTGAATATTGACTTCAAGAGCCATGTTATATCTCCAAATAAGAAGGCAGCAATAAAGCTGCCAAATCAGTATTAAGGTGTAACTGGCGCAATCACACGAGTAATAACCGGCGATACGCGAATATGGTTGTAGTTAATGTCGACTGTGATGGTGTCTTCTCCACCGCCATCAGGGTGATTAGCTTCAGCCACTTCTAATTGTGGGAACTGGAATGCATAACCATTACCTGCATCATCTTCAATAGAGAATTCTAGCGGCATGGTGTCACGGGTTTTAATGAAGTCGATATATGCCGCTGACTGAGCCGAGAACATGTACTGAGTGTTAACAGTCACATCTACGATCTTTTCAAGATAAGTCGTTGCAGTGAGCTTTTTAGATCCAATACAACGGATTGCTTCCATATTGTTGTTAATGGTCAATTCAAGAGACTGCATACAAGCAGTGCCGACCACAGTTTCACCATTAACTTTAAGATCACCGACGTTAAGCGCTGAAACAAGCACTAATTCCGGGACTGGTAAAGGCGAAGTTACAGGGTTTGTAGTAGTGCGCTCAAACAGAGTGCCCATCAAGCCAAATGTAGCTGTGATTTTGCCAGTAGTAGCAATAGACATCGTAGCTTCATTTATACGTACACCGCGGTAAATAAATACCTGGTTAATATCTTCAAAAACTTTGACGAAGGTAAATGTCTTTCGCACATTACCGCCAAAGTGAAGAACATCACTGGCCCAGTTATTCATTGCAACTGCTGACCAGAAGTCATCAAACAAGCCAATAGATAATTCAACTTCTAAAGAACCTGTGATTTCTGCTTCGGTAGCCATGCCACCTTGACGGAATCGCGAATCGACCACACTGTTTGATGATTCAGTGGTGACGTTTTCAGTTAAGCCATCAGTAACTCGGCGTACGGTTTTCCAAACTGGAGTAGTTGGTAATACTTCGGGGGTTTGTTCCTCTGCATAATAGAGGCGAATCTTTGCACCAGAACTCATCTAAGTTCTCCTTAATTTTCGGGCATTAAAAAGCCCTCGAATTGAGGGCGTAGTTTTGATTAGGGGGTCACATTTCAAATGCTACCCATTGATTGAAGAAGTGATGGTTGGAGTTCCATCTCAAGTTGAGATAACTCTTTTTCTAAAACTGGCTTTTCATCACGCCAAGCTCGCATATCACGTGCTGAGCAACTAATGTGGTCTTTTTTGGATTGATATTCATGACTTACAGAGTTGTATCTAGCCCATTTAGATTGAAAGACTTGGCTAAGTTGATTAGCCATCCAGTTAAAGGCATTAATAAATTCGATTTTAGTTTTCATGGCCTTTTCGCCAGTAAAACCCATAACAAGCAACATGAACCCGTCTTTTGAAATTCTAAAGAAAGGAGTTTTGCGTTCTGTGTTTCCTATCTTCTTGTTTTCAAAGGTTAATCCAAAATTGGATTTAGCAAATTCTTCACCACATTGCTTAATGATTTTCTTAATATCTCGCATTACATGGCTGTGGCTCTTATTAAAGGCCTCTGCTACTGCATAACTTGTTGTTTTTGGCTCGCCATTATCATTGGTAACCAAAGCTCGTAAATTCAGTGTTGTCATCATGTTCATAAGATTTCCTCTTACTTACTCATGTTCAAAGAAAAGAACTGGCAGGCACACTGAACATGAAAAGCGTGCTTTTCGGGGATCAGCCTAGCCAGTGGTTGCCTGAATTTCAGGCATAAAAAAACCTGCCGCTAAGGACAGGTTCGTTTAAAAGTTAAATTCGTTAATTGACGCGATAATTTATTGAAATGTTGTACTGAATGAAGTCCCCGT